TGTGTTTCCGAAGCATTGACACCTGCAATAGCTTTGCTGCCAAACTGCGACAAAGAAGTTCGCCAAGCACGTCTATCGGTATAGTCACTTATTGCAAACCGATCTTAGTAGACCCGACGCAAGAGGGGATAAAGGTTTACTGATGGCGGCTGAGATTATCGCAGCAGTACAGATGTGCTCTTCGGCTTACCGTTTTATGAAGACGGCGGTAAACGAGGGCAAAGAGCTTGGAGATATGACCAGAGCGTTAAGTAAGTTCTGGGATGCGCGGGAAACGGTTAGTGTGCTTGAACAAAAAGCTACTAACCCGAGCAAGATAGAGCGATTGTTCGGCGGTAAATCTGTTGAGAGTCAGGCTCTTGAGATAACGCTCCAGAAGAAAAAGGCTCAACAACTCGAAAAAGAATTAAAGGATTTATTCTACTGGAGCGGCAATGCAAATCTCTGGCACGATATGCTCAAGGAAAGAACTAAAATACGGAATTTAAGAATCGCTGATGCCAAGGCTAAAGCGGAAACTAGAGCCGCAATGATCGACGTGGCGGCGATACTCGGAACCGTTGCAACAGTTTTTATTGTAGCTATGGCGATTACAAACGCAGTCATAGAATGATGGAGTTTTTCTTATGATGTTACAACTCGCGCAAAGTTTAATTACTCCTGTAACAGGAATTTTAGATAAATTTATAGAGGATAAAGATCAAAAAGCTGCACTAGCGCACGAAATTGCAACTATGGCTGACAAGCAAGCGCAAGAGCAGGTGATGCTACAGATGGAAATTAATAAAACTGAAGCACAGCATCCGTCTATGTTTGTTGCCGGGTGGCGTCCGGCTGTTGGGTGGGTTTGCGCTCTGGCAATGCTATTAAACTTTATCCTGATTCCGTTTATCAATTTGGGGCTAGAGTTCGGTGGGCTAGAGCTAGAACTTGATCTGATCGATATGGAAACCATGATGCCTGTACTTTTCGGGATGCTCGGTCTTGGCGGGATGCGAACTTATGAAAAGTCTCGCAAAGTGGCAAGAGATAAATAACTTGAAAAGTTTAGAGGATTACGCCACTACAGATAGGCAGCGGGAAGTCTTAAAAACTTGGGAAGAATGTAATAGGAATTCTGTTCAAGCCAGTGGTTCTCTGGGTATTACTTCTTCCACTGTCAGAGACATCATTAACACGATTAAATCGAAAGCCGCTGCTGCGGGATACTCAGACAACTGGGATGCGCGAAGGCACGTTCCTGCTGGCGAGCACGTTATTGGTCGTTCCATCTATACAGAAGATGACGAAGGCAACAAGGCGTGGTTAAAGACCCGGCGCAAGATCGAGGACGCAGAGCGAGAAGCTGGATTAAAGGCGTTCGTTGACGAGCTGACGAAAGGGCTAAAACCGGCAAAAAATACTCACAAGAAATCGCCAAAGGGTAAATCGAAGGACTTATTACCCGCAATAATAATCGGCGATGCTCATATCGGTATGCGCGGAGATTCTGAACCTACGCGGGATCGCGATTTTAATTCTCACATAGCATCTTCCGAGATTCTTGAAGCAATCGACTACCTGGTTGAAGCTGCTCCAGCATCCGAAGAGGCGCTGCTGATAAATGTCGGCGATTTTACTCATATCGACCGATCTATCCCATACCCGCAGACTGCTAATGGAACGCCGATGGACACCGATACGCATATCGAGGTGATTATGCGAACGGCTGCAAACACGATGATTCACGGGATTTTGCGGGCACTTGAAAAACACGGCAAAGTTTCGGTGGTTATGGCTAGAGGTAATCACGACTCTGAAACGGCAATCGCAATCGCGATGGTGCTGGCTTACTACTTTTCCAAAGATTCGCGAATTACTATCTTGGAGCCGAAGGGGTTCTATCATTATCTGACTTTCGGCTCTAACCTGGTCGCTGTTACGCACGGCGACAAAGCGCCAGGGCGACGGCTTGCTGACATGCTGCCGAGATTGAGTGTTTGGTCAAAGACAACTCATCGATATTGGATTCTCGGTCACTTCCATAGCAAGCTGTCGGAGCAGTACGATAATTCGGTGGTTCTGGAGAGATTCGGAACACTAGCACCGAGCGATTCTTGGCATGCGAGCAAGGGCTACCGCTCGCCCAGCATCATGAACCAGATCGTCTACCGTCGCAGCGGCGGTATTGCTATTCGGCATGAATACGAAATACCCGGCAAGGATTACGAGCCAGATCACGAAATCTGAGATTGTTCCTGCTTGATTATGTGATAAAATTCACTCAAAAGGATTGATCCTAATGGCTAAAGACCCAAGACTGACGAAATACGGTCTCGAAGGCTATAACAAGCCCAAGCGGACTCCTGGGCACTCTGAAAAGAGCCACGTCGTTCTCGCCAAAGATGGCGACAATGTGAGGCTAATTCGATTCGGACAGCAGGGAGTGAAGGGTTCGCCGCCAAGAAAGAATGAATCAGATGCTGACAAAGCTCGCCGGGCATCATTTAAAGCTCGACACGCTAAGAATATCAAAAAGGGGAAGATGTCGGGAGCATACTGGTCGAACCGGGTTAAGTGGTGAAATACGACGCCGCAGAAATGATTCTGTCGATTATTTATTACAGCGGCGGGGCTTACTCGCCAGAAGAAATATCAGAGATCATGGAAACAATCGCTCTCTATCAGCAGGGCGATTCAACAGACAAGAAATCGAGCACAGATTTACGGATCGTGCCAATTAACACTGGCGAGAGCTATGACTGACGCAGAATTAGAAATCATGCTCGACAAAGCGGCCAAGCGCGGTGCTAGAGAGGCGCTAAAAGATATCGGGCTCCTGGACGAAGCTGCTTATACTGATATGCGCGAAATTCGATCTCTGCTAGAGGCTTGGCGAGATACTAAGAGAACTATCGGGCAGACAGTGACTAGGTTTTTAACAATGGCGCTCCTGGGCTTAATCGCGGCGGGCGTTTATATGAAGGTGGGCGAATAATGCCGTATCATAACAGCAGCAAAAAAATGGGTAAAAAGGCGAAGAAGAGGCCGAAGAAAGTTAAGCAATCTAACCAACTAAAGAAGAGGTAGTTATGGGTAGGCTAAAATTGGCGTTTGAGATAGCGAGATTTGTGCTTTTTTTAATCTCATCAATAAAAGAGCTAGTGATTCAAGCCGAGGAACAGATGCCCGAGGCCGGAAAAGGCTCGGAGAAGTTCGCAGCGGTCAAAGAATCGATTCTGACAGCGGCTAAATATGCAGACATAGCAGACGAAGCTATTGAAAAGGCCGACGAATTTGTCGATACGCATATCGAGGCGGCAGTTCAAAAGTTTATCAATGCTGGCTAAACTCGCCTATAGGAACTTCACGCGAAGCGAATTCGCTTGCAAGTGTGGGAAGTGTGATTCTACCGGAATGGAGATTTCGGACGAATTGCTCGACGCACTGCAAGCTCTTCGCACGATATGCGAATTTCCTTTTTTCATCACATCCGGCTATCGATGCCCAGCTCATCCCGTCGAGCAAAAAAAAGACAGGGTGGGCGCTCACGCTCTCGGCCTGGCTGTAGATATTGCAGTCAACCGAGAGGAAGCTATATATCTGCTTAGGAATGCGCTGAATTGCAACGTATTCACCGGCATCGGGGTGAATCAAAAAGGAGGCGGCAGATTCATTCATCTGGATATAGCCACCGAAGATGATATAACCGCTCCCAGGCCGAATATCTGGTCTTATTAACATTCCTGCTACAATTCTATATCAAATCAGTTGCATAAAAGCATCGTTTTAGTATAATCGACCGAACGGCTGGCATTCTGCTGGCTTAAATCGGGAGATTTATTATGAGCGAAAAAACGACATTCGCGTCCGTTTGGGCGACGCTATCGCAGGTCGATGTATCCGACCGCATCGAGAAAAAGCAGAATCTCAGCTTTTTGAGCTGGGCCTGGGCTTGGGGGACTCTGATGGAGCACTACCCACAGGCCGAATATACATTCCAAGAGCCAGAGTCAGCGACAGACGGCTCGCTGATGGTTTTCTGCACAGTTACAATCGACAGTCTATCTCGCCAGATGTGGTTGCCTGTAATGGACTACAAAAACAAAGCGATTCCGAACCCGAACGCTTTCCAACTGAATACCGCAAAAATGCGATGTTTAGTTAAATGTCTGGCGATGTTCGGTCTCGGCCATTATATCTATGCGGGCGAAGATTTACCGAACGCTGAAGCTGATAGACAGGCAGAAGCTGACAAGAAAGCCGCCGAAGAACTGGCGGAATCTCTAAAGCCGCTCACAGTCGATCAACTAAACCGGATCAATGCGCTGATCGAAGAGACAGAAACAGATGTGGAAAGTTTTTATAAATACTTTAAAGTCGCGGAAATTGCAGAGCTGACAACTGCACAAGCGGAAGTGGCAATTTTAAAGCTAGAGACTAAGAAGGACGGCAAATAATGAGAATACTTCCGCACGAACAACGCTCAGAGGGCTGGTTTGCGGCCCGAAGAGGCGTTCCGACAGCTAGTTCATTCGGTCGGCTAATCACGCCCACAGGCAAGCGAGCGGCGTCTGCTGACGGCTATATAGATGAACTGGTCGCCGAAAAGCTCACGGGGCAGTCGAAGTTCTTTCCAACGACCGCTGCGATGCAGCACGGGATAGATACCGAGCCGAAAGCACGTGAATACTACGAATTCATGTACGACGCCAAAGTGATCGAAGTCGGTCTCTGCTTGCACGACACGATAGAAGCCGGAGCAAGCCCGGATGGACTCATCGAAGGTACGGACGGCATTCTGGAAATTAAATGCCCGCAGCCACATACGATGGTTAAATACTGGCGAGACTTCTTAAAAAAGGAGAGGATGCCCCAGGAATATCTGGCTCAAGTACAGGGCCAGTTATGGATCGCTGAAAAAGAGTGGTGCGATTTTCTCTGCTATGCCGAGAGCATCAAGCCGCTTCTGGTTCGCGTTAAAAGAGACGAAGAGTTTATCAAGTCGCTGGAAGAAATAGTGACGGATGCAGTCGAGTCAATAAATGAGTGCCGCCATCTGATCTTCCAAAGTGTAAATCAACTAGAGGGAAAGTAAAAATGAGTGAATACGATAACAATATGCGCGGCGGTCTATGGAGGCACGAACAGCGTCACGATCAAGACATGGTGCTAAAGGGCGACTGCGAGATCGACGGCAAAAAATACTGGCTGAACGTGTTCCGCAACAAAAGCGACCACGAAAGATCGCCATCGTTTGATCTGAAATTCAAAGCGAAGGACGCTCCAGTTGAAAAACCGCAACAAAAAAGCGACACTAGCGAAACATTCGAGGAAGATATACCGTTCTAGGCAAAAAAAAGCCCAGCGAGTTGGAGAAACCTCGCTGGGCTAATGCGCTCAATACTTCGGGGAAAGTTTATGAGAAAGTACACTATGTCACAGAAAGTTGATTTCGGCAAAGCTATCCGGGCAGCACAAGCTAGTTCGCATACTCGGATTTCCGATATAGCAAAGGAAATCGGAGTCGCTCCACAGCAGGTTTCGCGCTGGCAAAAAAGCGAAGATATAAAATTATCACGGGCTGTCGAAATTGCGGCAGTATTTGATCTGAGTCTCGCTGATTTCTTAGATTTATATCATGAATGATTTAATGGAAATCTCGCGCAATCGATGGCAGGAGATACTTTCCAGGCTCGGCATTGATCAATCACTATTAAACGGCAAACACGCTCCCTGCCCGATGTGCGGCGGGAAGGATAGGTTCCGGTTCACTAATCATAATGGCGACGGCAAATACTTCTGCAACCAGTGCGGGAACGGCTCCGGGTGGGATTTAGCGGCAGAAATTACCGGGATGAGCAAATCAGCGGTCGCGCAGGAAATTAAAGAGATGGTAGGTGATATAAAGCCGAGCAAGCCAGCTGAACCGAATCTCGATAAGAATAAGTCGCGGCTCGAATACATACGTCGAGGTCTTGATCACGGATCACAGATAAACGCGAAGACTCTCTATCTTAGAAATCGCGGCCTGGCGAACTGCAAGAAGATAGGATTTCATCCCGGTCTCGAATATTGGGACGGCGGCAAGTCGCTCGGCAAGCATCCGGCGATGGTATGCGTGTTCTCTGATAAGAACGGACTACCTGCGACAATGCACGTCACCTATCTATCAGCTAGCGGGCAAAAGGCGCTTGTTCCATCAGTGAAGAAGATCATGCCGCCATGCAGACCGACAACTGGAGGCGCGATACGTCTGACGGACATTTATGTCGAGATGGGAATAGCCGAAGGCGTGGAGACAGCTCTCGCGGTCATGCACAAGTTTAAGATTCCGTGCTGGGCCGCTGCGACCGCCGGAATGTTGGAGAAGTTCGAGCCGCCGAGCCAAGTGGCAAATCTGCACATATTCGCAGACGCCGATAGATCGTTCACTGGGCAAGCTGTTGCCTATAGTCTAGCGAAGCGTTTGCATCGAGACATAGAGTGCCAGGTTCATATTCCTGAGAAAGTTGGGACGGATTACGCAGATCAAACGGGAGAGTGAAATGG